TTGTTCGTTCATCAGGTTTCTGACTTTTCTACCAAAACGATATGCTAGTTCTGCTGTATGGGTGGTTTGGATAATTTTTAATTTAGGGTTGTGCCCCATCATCCAGGCAGGGAACAGGTAACTAGCAAATTCTGACTTAGTATGACGAGGAGGCATGTTCACAATTAATCTTGTAATTTTTTTATCACGGATGGCTTCTAATTTTTTAGAAATGATTTTATGGTGTGCCCCCTCTATGAAGTCAGGCCAAATAGTTTTTACAAAAGACCCAAAGGATTCTTTTGCATTTTTAGCCGACTCAAGCTGGAACTTTTTTAGCTCTAACCTCTTGAGGAATAATTCTTGTTCCTCTTGGTTCATTGAAGTCACCGATGAAAGTAAATCGCTCATGTTATGTCTGTATATTTATATATACACGGCGCACATACATTTACAAGCGTTAGGGGGTCGGGGGGTCATGGTCGATTGTCATGTATTAAATAAAATTGGCTTAGTATCTCTTGCGCATTGGCAACGGATAACGGATAACGGATAACGAAACAAGAATAAATATTAAATATTTTTTATTCTTTGTAAGATAGCCTTTGGCGTGTTTTTTTACGCTGTAAATATTCGATTAATTATTATTTTATCAGCTCTTTTTTATCCACAGTTATTTTAAAAAAAATTTATTAAAGTTTATTTTTACTATTGATTTATTCGTAAACTTATATAAAATCCTATAATATATTATGGATACAAATATATCAGTTAAATCAGTACATTTTCCATTAGCTAAGTTCTTAATTGAGCGCTTCCACAGAACTAACAAAGCGCCGATAGGTCATAGAGAATCTTTTATATTAATGAAAAATACAAATAATTACGAACCCGTTGTACTCTGTGATGACTATGACTTATATTTTTCAGATTGGTTTCACAAAGCATATCCAGATAATACAGAAAATGATGATTTCATTTATAACTTTACTGAAAGCGGGGATCCTTGCCTATATTCTAACGGGTTCAAAGTTTTAGGCGTTTTGACAATAGGAAACCCCGTTGCAAGATTTAAAGAAAAAAATATTTTTGAAATTAATAGAATTTGTTTTCTACCAAGTTTCAACCCATTAAAAGACGGGTTTGAACTTCCAAGCTATTTTATCAAAGAAGCTATAAAACAATTCAATTATAATTATGATTTTAGTAAAATTATAACTTACATACACCAACAACAAAAAGGAAAATATTTAGAATATGCGGGATTTAAAAAAGATAAAAATATTACTTATTCAATAAATTCTATTGGTTGGGGTAATAGGTTAAAAAGATCAATTTCAAATCTAAAACCAAAAACAAGATATGTTTTTGAAAATAAAAAAGGCGGGTTTTACCCCGCCTAATTCTTAATTATATTGGATTTTCTATTTCTTGCGGTTTTTCTAGCTGTGGTAAGTCCGGCGCATATTCTTTGAGAATAAAAGGCGCTTTTTGTTGTAGTACGCTTATGACTTTCTTTTCAGCTTCCTCAATATCATTTGTTAAAACGACATTATCAATTAATTTATATTTTAACGCTTTGATTTTTTCTAAGTCTTTAGAAGCCTTTGATTTTTTCATAAAAGTATGCGCATACTTTTGGGCGAATTCGTCAACTTGATCGTCAATATCAATAGCTGTTATTGATTCACTATTGCGCATCCTATAATGAGTATCTCCAAGATTATGCTTACCAGCGTATTTTTTACAAAAATCTTTAGCGTCTTGTTGCGCCTTTTCATACATTGATTTAGCTTTCTCTAACTGCTCTTTTATTTTGTCAGCGCCAAGTTTTTCAGCAATAAGTTTTCTTTTTTCTTGTATAAATTCTTGCTCTTCTATTCTTTGTTGCTGTTCAAGTACCGATATACTTTCAGAAAAAACATTATTAATATTTTGTTTTAAATGATCAACTTGATACATTTTAGCTTGAGCCATTTTAATTAATTCCTTTCTTATCTGGATTAATAGAAACAACAAAGCCATTTTTTAAATTATAGACTTGTATTTCTCTATCAATCATTGTTGTTATTGGTTCAACTAGCTTCAAAGCTTCCTGTAAATATTCGTATGAATATTCAGGATTTAATAAATCTAGCTGTTTTGGTTCTTTTTTTTCTATATTTATAGCCATTTTTTATATTCCTTTACTATTAAATATTAATAAAAATATATCATTTTTTATATAAAATTATATAAAAAAATATTGTATTTATAAAAAAAATCCTATAAAAAAGACTTATGAATTATCCAATAAAAAGCGAATATTTGTTAATTTTTGGCAAGTACGAAGCAATTATAGAAACATATAAAAACGGGTTTATTCGTATAAAGATAGATAATGGAGGGATTTATTACAATACTGGATTTCTTTATTATTACTCGATTAACCAAGCTATAAACAAAGCTAAAAAAGATATTATATACTTAGAAAGCGTAAAGGATTAAATGAAAAGTCTTAATTATATTTTAGGGAATATCACAGTATTAGACTTACCAAGAAAAATTTTTAGGCAACAATTAAAATTAGGTATGGAAGCTGAGAAATTAAAAACATTTAGAGAGTACAACACAAAATTAGTTTATGGCATCAGGCGTAAAGATCAAAAAAAATATGATTTATTAGTTAAAAAAAGAAAAGATTTATTAGAAAAGTATGTCAAAAATAAGAAGTAAAAAAAATGATTTATTAAACTATTTCATTTGTAATCATAAAGATTTAAGCGCTCAATATATAAAAGATTGTGAAACATTTTTAATTAATTTAGGTAATAAAAAAAAGAAATTTAAAGGCGGTCATAATAGATCAAATTTATTTATTACAGCTTTGAAAAAATCAAATAGGCTATAGATTGCAATTAATAAAACTTAATAAAACTTCTAAAATGAATTGTTTCAGCTTTAGCCTAGACGCTAGGGATTGCATAACGGGGTCAAAATTAAGACTGATTAAGGGGTCGACTTGCTCAAAATGTTATGCGCTTAGAAATAATTATAATTATCCAAGCGTAATTAAGAATAGAAAAAATAATTTAAAACATCTTGAGAGTGAATACTTTGTATATGTTATGACTTATCAACTACAGCACATGAAATATTTCAGATGGTTTGATAGTGGAGATATTCCGCATATAGAAGCATTAAAAAAAATTGTAGAAATTGCTAAAAATACACCGCATTGTAAACATTGGTTACCAACTAGAGAAATAAAAATAATAAGACAATACAAAAAAAAGTTTCCTAAAAATTTGGTTATTCGATTATCTGCGCCAATGATAGACGGAAAGCCACCAAAAAATTTTAAAAAAATAAATACATCAACAGTACACAAAGAAAAAAAGCCAATAGGATTTATTTGTAAAGCCTACCAACAAGGCGGAAACTGTTTAAGCTGTGTGGCTTGTTGGGATAAGCGAATAAAGAATATAAGTTATAAAGCGCATTAAAAATGATATTGATTTTTAAATCACAAGCACAAGCACATGGACAAGCACATGGACAAGCACATGGACAAGCACATGGACAAGCACAAAAAAAATTACTTTAGGGCTTGACATTATCCTATAATATCCTATATTAAATATATGTATGGTACAGGCATAAAAAGAAACACGACCATGTTTCACTATCGGGAAGAATGTTTAAATAGTTCCCGTCCCAATGAGTTTAGCATTGTGGGTATAAACAGCGCCATACAGATAAGAAACTAAGGTAATTAAATTCATAAGGTTAAAGATCTTCCCTTAGTTGCTTAATAGACGAAAGTCCCCGAGCTTAGGCTCTGTGTTCAAGGTCTATACGATTAGTTCGGAGTACCAAATCGTTAAGTAAGGAACTCTAGGTTTTTGTGCGTTTCCCCTCACCTGAAACGCACACAAGAGTATCGGAGGCGCTCTATAATCCACGCACCGCTAGTAGCCCGGCTAGTTCACTCGGGCATTAAAAAAAGAAAGTAAAAAAAATACTAAGAGGTAATATTATGAAAAATAAAAAACATATTGTTTGGATATTATGGGGGGATTCTGATCGACACTTAGAACAATACAGTTTTGAATCTAAAGAGCAGATGAACTTTTTTTTAACAGGCACAAGCGAAGCGCATGAACAAATAGGTTGTGCTGAATATGAATATCTTATTCAAGATAAGAAACCAAAACTAACTGACTTTGATTCAGTAGATGAGGGGGAGTTCGAACAATAAATATGGGAACACACATACCAATTAATGAATTTGCACTTCAATCATGGCATGATGAATTAATATCAAAATGTAAGTATTGGGTGGATAAACTTAGACATTCGCCAAATAGTTTTAATCAAGTTTATGAATTAAACAAATCTGTAAAACTACTACCAAGAGGTTATAGTGATAAACCAGAAGTAAAAAAAATATTTTCTTATAGATGTAATATTAATAAGAAATTAACTAAAGAGGATGATTTCTTAAGGGTAAGAGATTGTGGAATTGAAATTCATGTTTTGGGTAATAACACTATAGACAATATATACATTGTTGCATGAAGAGAGGACGCATAATGAAAGAATACACTTGCGAAATAAAACTTCACTTTGTTGGAAACAATAGAGAAGCAAATAGCGTTGAGGAATATAAAAAACTAATCATAGAGCAATATCAAGAAGAGTATGGTATTGCTCTTGACGAAAACGAAATAGAAAATATTAGGGAACAAGCTCAAGCACACGCTTAAGTTCGGGTTCAAGCACATCTTTGTAAGGTTCTATTAAAGTAAATAAAGGAGTTACTTCTCTATAGTTGGTTGCAAGCTCACGAGCATAAGAGCCTTCCCACATCATTATTTCTTTTGTTTCTGGAATCTTAGCTAAGATAAAATTATCTTTACAAAGTTGATATCTTTTTATGTTCCAAGATATTTGAAAAGGACTCAAGCGCAAGCACAAGGTATCGGCTATTTTCAACTCACACCAAAATGAAATGTTTTTAGGCTCACGCACAAGCACACCTAATAAATCTGGTATGCCTGGAGTTCCATAAGTTTCTATTCTGGTCCAGTCTATATTCGGAGTAATGTCTTTAATCCTCTTCCAAAAACCGGACTCCTTTCCTCGCTTTATTAAAGAATCTTTTTTCTTTCTTTTGCCTTTTTGCAATAATTTTTCTTGCTTCGACAATTCTAACTTCTCCTTCCTCAACGACAACAAGTCTAACCCCCAACCTTTTTTGGTTTGGCTTAAGTTTGTGTCCTGCTCCGCCTGACGATTTACCATCTATGAATCTAGTTCCTTTTGAGGTTTTAACATCAAAATAATGCGATCTACCAGATTTAGGATTGACAACAACAATATCAATGGGTCCTTGCTCGGAACAGTTTTGAAAAACATAGTACCCTTGCTCAAGAAATTTTACTATCGCTTTCTTGAGGCTGATTGTTGCTTTGAATTGTCTCGGTTGCATGCTCTATCGTTACATTCCTTCTCAATTTATCTAAGAGTTCGGTCACTTCCTCTAAAGACAAATTATCAATACTTTTATCCTTGACTTTTTCTTTTTTGTCGTAAAATCCTGCTGCTTTACCACGGCTTATCTCGGCCATTAAAGCAGTTTTCAAGTCTGGTTTCATATCAAAAGTATTGACATCATCTGAGCTAGGGTTTTCTGCACGCAGTCCTAATTCATGAAGTCTTCTCATGTGGGTTGCTGGTGATATTTTATATTTGTTCCAAAGATCTTCTTGTAAAGCACGAATATATTCATGAACCTTTGGAAACAATTTAGGATTTTGTAGTTGAGAGGCTTTAGCCCTTGATGATTTTTCAGGATAGCCTGCAAGAACTGCACACTCCCTAGCTGTTTTTCTATTTTCTTGAGCTACTAAATGCTCTGCAAAAGACGCTTGTTTAGGAGTTATCTTATCTCGTAAATCTGCTAGCTCTTTTGTTAAAACAACTGGATCACCAGGATTTCTAAATTTCATGTTATTCCTCTTTAAAGAACATTTTACACAAAATAAATACAAAAAGTAAACAACTTTTATTTCTTTGCCTCCTCATACCCTTTTGGAAGAATAACTTGTTCTTCGGAAGAACGTTTGGAAGAACGACTAATTTAACAAAACATATTGATACTATTGAATAATAGAACTGGAAGAACGGGAAGAATGAATTTTGAATAATTTTTTTTTATTTTTTTTATTTTGTAGAAATGGTTCTTTATAGTAATCTATTCTTCCGTGGTCGGTGGTTCATGGGCATTTATCCTTTCGTGTCCATTCAGTATGTACTTTCCTCCTTTTCTATAACATTTAGCCGTTGACCACGGTGCATTAATATTATATTATCCTATACTAGAAATGGATATAACTATCAGAGTTGATTTCGGCACGGAAGAGGCTAAAACGATTACTTTTATAGGCAAAAAAGAAGTTATTTTACCCGACATACAAGATTTTATATATAAAAATCACAATAAAAAAATAACCGTTCACTATAACCACGGGGAGGAAGTCACTTACGAAGAGTTATTTTTAGAAAAGGATAGAAATGAAAGAAACAAAAAAGAGCATATGGAAGAGCAGACCTGAGGATACTTATAACTTTGAGCACATAGTAAAAATTTTAATCGAAAGAGATGGTTGGGTAAAGATCCCCTGTTTCTCAGGTAAAGAACAATTAAGTGAGGATAAATGGTGGGAAAGAATAAAGGATGTGAGGTTTTAAATGTATAAATATTTAGATATTCCAGGTTGGTTTAATATGCACGACGCATACATGAACATAGTAAAACGAATAGAAGACGGGCAAGATATAGTAGAAATAGGGTGTTTCGCAGGGAGATCTACGAGATTTTTATGTGACGCCTTAGAATTAAGTGGCAAACACAACGTCAAAGTTCACGTGATAGACACCTTCGAAGGGTCTGGTCAAGAGCATGCTAACGTGAATTGCAACCCAATGTACGACGATTTTATGAGATATTTAGACGATCATATCCAAGCTGGCAGAGTAATAGTCAACGTCAATAAGTCAGATAATCAAAATATCCTTGATTCTTTTAAGGATAATTCAGTAGCCGCTGTCATTGTAGATGGAGATCACACCATGGATGTGGTCCAAGATGACGTGGAAAACTGGTGGCCAAAGGTAATGGAAGGTGGCATTATGGTTGGTGATGATGTAGGATTGGACTCTGTGAAATCTGGAGCTTTTAAAGGTTTCAACACACATGGCATAGAAACTGTCAATATAATTACAGGAGATGAGCGGTGGTTCGCAAAGATAAAATCTCAGGA